TGCATATGAAACAACTTTTCCTTTAACACCGAATTTTTCGGAAGCTTTTAATAGTTTAGAAAATCCTCCAATTACATTTGTGTTTAATTTACTAGAAAATCTACTAAGTTCGAAATCATATAATTTACTATTGAAAAAGTTTTGTTTAAACGTCATAATAGATACTAATTCATTATTATAAAATAAACCAAGTTTTAATGAAGAATTATCTTTCCCTTGTATATGTGTTCTGTTTAAAAATATATTTTTTATTTTTGTTGATATTTCTCTAACTTCACACTGACGTGCATATATTTTATTATCGCTATATCCTAATTTAGATTTAATCATGGATTTTACAATATCTTTCGTATTTATCCATTCATCAGAATAAATATGTAAAAGTTGAATTCCTTTTAATTCACATTTATCTGTTTTGCTTATATGATAATTTTTATCTCTTCTTTTACAAGCTGTTTCTTTATGAGGACGATATATATGTGCTTGTAATCCATTATATTCAATTGCAAGATTTTTATCTGGAATATAAATATCGATATCTCTATTATCTTCTAGTATATTTTTATTCTGTCCATTTATAATATTACCATTATAAAAAGTTTTGATAAATTCAACAATTTCAATTTCTGGCTTTGTTGGTTTATTTCTACCAACGTTTTCATATGAATTAGATGCTCTACATTCTATATCATATGATTTTAAATATTCCCAAACACTTCCTGTTCGATTATTGGGATAACCAAGTTCTTTTGCAATTTGTCTAATATTTTTATTTTGCATAACATATTGATCATATAACCATTCTTTATCTTCTAATTTTTTAATAGCATCAGGATATTTTTGTTTTGCATTTATTTTTTCTATATTATATTCTTTTAATTTTGTATATATGGGTTGAATAGAACACTCACAAATTTCGGCTATTCTTTCTATTGGTAATCTTTCAACTATTCTTTTTTGATACAACCATTCTTTTGTTAAGAAATTAAGTTGTAAATTATTACTTTTGGCGTTTTTTCTTGAACAATTTGGTGAACAATATTGCTGAAATCCTTTATTACGATATGCAAAATTTAAGCTGGCATTATTATCACAACTTTTACATTTTGGAACATTAAAAATATTATTTTTAATTACATAAATTCTATGATTAATATCTATTTTATTATAGAATTTATCCAACCACAAAGTTTCAATAAAAATTTCATTTTTTATTTGTTTTGAAAACCCACATCCTTTTGGTGATTTCCAATTATTTTGTTGAAGTATATTTATTATTTCTTCAGAATACATTATGTTTCCTTGTTTACTTATTAATTTATAATTATATTCTATTTATGATACGTTTGCAAGCAAAAATAAAAATAAAGACAATTAAAGGTTGGAAACAAAATAACCTATAATAAATTTATTATAGGTTATTAATTAATCATAAAATATAAAACACCCCGAGAAAATTTTCTCGGGGTGTTTTATAAAAACATCAATTAAATCAATTGATTATAAGAGATTTTTAACTTGGCTTAAGCGATAATATACATTGGAATTTTGTGTAATAACACCAAGTCCGACTGTAAGACCTTGAGCATAAGGATTAGCAACCATGCCATATCTAGTTTTGAAGCCGATAATCGGTTGCATTGATGCTGGATCAACTGCTCTTGCCATTTGTAGAGGTACATATGGTGCGTAGAAGATACCTGCGTCTTTAGGATCTGGTCCTTTATAACCAACAACAAAGTAATCTGATGTTGAGTAAGGGTCAATATAAACTCTAAATTGTCCGCCAATAACACCAACAAAGGTATTACCAGTATCATCAACGTTTAATTGATTACCATCTAATGCTGGTGTAAATGATATAATACCTGCTGAACTTAAAGCAGTTGCAACGTTTGAGCTACAAATTACTATGTTACCACGTCCACGTCTTGTTTGTTTTGCAACTTGGTTTCCTTCAAAACCTAATTGTACCAGAAGACCTTTGAATTTTTCACCTGACCATCTACCATTAGAATCAACATCAAGGTCAAATGTACCGGCAGTTGCTACGTTGGTTTGTGAACCTGTAACAGCACTTAGATAAATTGTTCTAATAACTTCTCTGTTAATTTCTGCAAGAATTTCAGTTGATAGCATATTTGCTAGTTCTGATTCTGCATCCATACCATGTATAGCTTTTAGATCTTGTGCAAGTTCTAAGCTGTATTGTGCTTTCAAAGCTCTTGAGTTAGCTGTAACAGTAACTTTTTCAATGCTTAGACCCATTTCTGCCCAAGCTACGTTACCTGAGTTACCAAGTTGTTCTGCTTGTGCTGTAACCATACCACCACCAAAGTTGTATGTTTGGCTGTTACCTGAAGGTGTAGTACCTAAGTTAAGTCCAGCTTGTCCAACTAGTTGTGTGTTACCTGAGTTAACAGTTGAGTAACCAGTGTTTGCTTCGTTATAAAACGCTTCTGCTCCAGTTTGGTTTACATAATGGCTTCTCATAGCAAAGATCAAACCAGTTGGTCCGGTCATTGGTTGAACGCCACAAACGTCATAAGCAATAAGGTTAGGCATTGCTCTTCTAACAAGTGCAATCATAACAGGGTCGAAGTTGCTTATTGATGCTCCAGTAGTAGAAGCATTTGCATCTTCAGTTAAAAGACCTGTTGCATTGTAATTTGCTTCTTCTCTCAAATTATATTGAGTGTTTTCAAGAATTTGAGCAGTAACATACTTACGATGTTTATCTTTAATCGTAGCTGTACTTGAATCAGTATGATTTAATACTGGTTCCCATTTCTTTACTAGAGCAGCTTCGCTAAGCATTTGTAACATTAAAATCTTCTCCTTTGCCTTTGGGCGTTTTTATTATTTATATATTTGTTATTTTTGGGTATTATCTAAAGCTCTTTAGTTTTGCAACTATAGAATTCATTTCAGGATCATTTATAACTACTTCATCACTTACTTCTTCCATTAATGGAATACCATTATGATGAAGAGTTTCGGTAATAACTTTTTTTGGATCTTTATTAGAAGCGACTACTGATTCTTTTAAAATACCAACTTTTGATTTATAATCTTCAACATCACTAACTTCTACATTTTCAGAAAGTGTACGAAGACGTTCTTTTTGAGTTAATGTAAGACCTTCTGATAATGAATCAAATACTTCATTTTTCTTATAACTTTTTACTTCGTTAGTTAAAGCAATTTCTTTTTCAAGACCTTCATTAAGTTTAGTTTCAAGTTCATTAATTTGATTTGTAAGAGCTTCAACAACATCAACTTCGGATTCTGGAAGAGAAACATTAAATTTACGTGCTAAATCAAATACGCCGTTCATAAATTCTTCGGCTAATGTGGATTTAACGGTTGCTTCTAATACAACTTTATTTTCATCAATAAATTGTTCAGCAGTAAATGATAGATATTTGTCAATTTGATTAACAATTTCTTCAGTTACTTGTTCAATTGATTCTTGAATTTTTACTTCATATTGTTCTTGAAGTTGTGCTTCTAATACAACTAATCTTGCGCCTAAAGCAGCTTCAAAAACTAATGCTGTTTTTGTTTTAAATTCTTCGGTAAGTTCTTCACCAGCAAAAATTTCATTTACATCTTCGTTTGTAGCAACAGTTGAAAGATTATAACCTTGTGTTGAACCATCAATCGCGCTTGCAGGATCTGCACTTAAATCACCATCTTCTGACATTTCATTGGCAATTTTATCTAATACATCAGCAGGAAGAGTTGAAAGTTTCATTAATAGAGCTTTTAAAGTTTCTGCTCTTGAAACGGAAACTTCACCAACTCCAGGAACATCATTTACTGCAGTATCTGTATCGGCGGTTTGATCAGTATTATTACGGTTAGCATAAACATCACCAGTTTCTACTGGATCGGGAACGAATGCACCACCACCATTTTGATCTACTACTCCTGGTACGTCAAAGTTTTCTACAATTTTTTTCATTTTGATTCTATCTATCTCCTTGAATTACTTCTTATTTATATAAATTGATTTTTTCGGCTAAATTCTTTGTAAATTGTATTTTTCAATAGTATTTCTTATAACAGTACTATTAACATTAAAATAATTCATAATATATTGTCTTGAATGTTTTTCATCTAAATATAATTTTTTGAAAATTATTGGATCTAAAGTTTTTCTTTCTATTTTAATTCTATGTTTACTCGGATTTACTTTTTTAATATT